GTAGAAGCAGAAGACTTTGGAATGGTAGAAGATTTCGGTCTACAGATGGAATATTCTGATGAAGATTTACTGCCTGAGAACACAGCCCCATCATCTATTAATGTGGGGTTTGTTGGTGTTGGTGGCGGTGGAAACAAAATGGCTAATGCTTTTATTGAGCTTGGCTTCAACAAAACATTGCTTGTTAACACAACAGGCAAAGACATTCCTAAGAATGTTGAAGAGGATCATGTTGTCCTCATTCCCGATGCCGATGGTATCGGTAAAAATGTAGAATATGGAAAAGAGGTATTAACACAAAATGGAGCGATTGTTGAAGATGCTCTCCGCATCAAACTGGGGAAAGTTGATTGGTTATTCGTCCTTGCTGGCGGCGGCGGTGGGACCGGTAGTAGTGTCACTGCTCTTCATCCTGTGTTTGAGCGGTACCTTCGCTCTGTTCAAGCTTCTGGACAAGTAGTGTATGTTACATCTTGGCCCACAGCACAAGAAAACCTTAATCCCACAATAGCTAGAAATGCTCTCACTCTTGCGAATGATGTGTCAAGACACCCACACATTATTCTTGATAATGAGCGAGCAACAAGATTACTTCGTGGTAGAATCGGTATGCTGGGTATGTATCCGGTCGCCAACACACAATTTGCAAAGTCATTAGCCCAAGTTTTAAAACTCTCCAATGAGGATTCACCGATCCAGTCTTTTGATAGTAAGGACTTAGAAACTTGTCTGGGCAATGACGGTCGTGCCTTCATGGGCTCAACTATGATTAAAGATCCAAATACTGGTAAGCTTGGATCGGTGATCCTCCACAACTGCATGAATCGCTCTGCATGTCCTCCACCCAAAGGCAAGGCTGCTGCAGGCTCGTTAGTGCTGGTTGTGTCAGAAGAGATGGTAGCTGACCCAAGAGTTAGCAAAAATATTGAGTCGGCAATCGCTTATGTCGGCGGCCGATGCGAGACACTTTTCTCTGGTGTTTATGTTAGAAAGAATGTGCCCGGATTGATTGCGATACTAAGTATGAATGGGTTAGCGACATGAAGATTACAAAACAACAACTTAAGCAGATTATCAAAGAGGAATTGGAAGAGCTACCACAAGCTGATGCTTTTATGGATCGGTTGTCTCTTTCTAGATCCATCCGTGATGCCATCATTGGTCATTTGGAAAATGAGAATCTTTTTGAGATGGGAGAGATCCCGCAGTCTGTTATTGAAGTTGTTGAAAATTCGTCTTTACGCATTGCTGACGCGACGAAAGAAATGGATTAGCAACATAGGAGATTTAAAATGCCGATCAGAAAAAACACAAAAAGAATTGACCCTCGTTACTTTTTGAATGAGAAGACAGAGCTTTTAAAAGAATCATTGGTTGATGCAATCATCCAGATCATTAAAAACTCTCCCTTTGATGACATGGATAATGCAGAACTTCACTATGCGATTAAGGAAAAGTTTCCAAAGTTAAGCCCTGATCAGATTGATAAAGCCATGAATGATCCCAAGTTGAATCCTTATTATGATTCGCTTGAAGGTGTCTACTCAAAAAATTCAGTATCAGAAGAACTTAGAGATTATGTCCGCGGCCAAACTCGTAGCCCAGATGTAGAAGTTCCCGGCGGTGGTGTTAGAAGTGTAAAAGGTGTCAAAAGAGGTATTATGGAAAATCTAAAAGATGCCATGCAAGCAGCACAACGGGGTGACTTTGAAGCAGTTGCTACTAGAGTTGCCAACTTGGAAGCATTTGTTGAAGCATTAAAAAAAGTAGGAGAAATAAAATGAACTGGTTAAAAAGTCTATGGACTACATTGGTTAGAAAAACCTCAACGGTTACTGAAGAAGTTATCGAAGAGGTTGTTGAAGTTTTGGTTGAGGAGGATGACCCCTCTGTAGCAGAGATCTTTGAAGGCATTTGCAAGCAAGCAGGTCTTGGCGGCAAGTTCCTTGAAGGTTTGAGTGCAACTGAAAAGTTTGTTGAATGGTACGACGGTGCTGCGGATGAAGAATCGATTAGAGCATCGTTCGCTGAATTTAAAATAACAGACCCAGCTATTAATGCAAAGATGACATCTATTGGTGGATTTTAAAATGAAAATTAGTATCTCAGAGCTTAAAGAAATTATACAACAGGAAATTGATTCTCTTGATGAGGGAGGATATGGTGAGGGTTCTATGGCTCGTAGTCAGCTTGGAAGAACTGCTGAAGTAGCTTTAATGCTTCAGGATATGATCGGAGATGATACTAATCTCGAAGAGTGGGTTGAATCCAAGATTACTAAGTCGCAAGATTACCTTAGTTCAGTATTGAATTATATGAGAGGTGAGCAACTGTCTGAAAGAAAACTGTCTGAGCCTGAAAAAGAAGAAAAAGAAGATATTGTAAAAGGCATGAAGAAGGATACGAAAGACTTTAAGAAAAGATACGGCAAAGATGCTAAAAGTGTAATGTATGGTGCTGCTACAAATATCGCTAAAAAGAATAAAGGTAAAAAAGTCAAAGAAGGTCTTGAACAACTTACTCCCGAAAATATGGAGTTGTTGTTTGATGTTTTCAAGAAGATGGCAACAGAGCCAGCAATTGTAACTGCTCTTGGTATGGGCGGGATGGTCGCTGCTATTGACAAAATGAAGGACATGGTTATGAAGGATCAGAACCCACCCTCCGGTGTTTCTGGCACAACTAGTCCTGATAGTCCCGACATGACAACTGGGACAAGTGAATAACGGATTAGATATGATGGCCAAAGCAAATGCATTTCTAGATACTTGGCTTGCTAAACTGACATCTCGAAAGCTCATGGTGTGGTTAACTGCAACAGGCTTAACACTAGCCGGCCATGTAACAAGTGAAGACTGGGTAATTATTTCTGCAATCTATATCGGTGGTCAAACTATTATTGATGGCATCGCTAGGTTGCGAGGTTATAATGATTAGAAAACAAGTTTTAGAGTTTGTTGTATCACACTGGAAAGAAATACTAATAGTTGTATTAGCAATCGCAGTTGTCGCTAAGACGAGGTATGACTACAATCTAATGCAGAAAACATATAAGACACAAATAGAATCTGCACAATCACAAATTGAAGGTCTTAAAGAAATACACAAGCAAGAGATTAAAGAAAAGCAATTGCTTATGGAAAGTCATCTTGAATCAATTGCCGAAATAGAAAAAGATTACGAAGATGCTCTTGATATGATAGACGAACTAAGACAAGACAAAGCTGGCAAATACAGGAATAAGTTTAATAGCGATAGAGAAGAACTAATTAAAGATATAGAATCTAAGTTTGGTATCGAGTATGTTCCTTAAGTTATTACTTCTGCTGACAATGACCGCAAATGCCACAGAGCCTGCGAAGTTTACCGTATTAGAATATAAAGCCCCAGCACCCTTTGCTGGTGTTTTGTTTGACGAAAATGCAATTGCAAAGGTGTTGTCAGGTTATGATATAGCATTATACTCTTGCGAGATAAAAACAGAGTATGAACTTAAAGTCCTAAGAGAAGAATACGAATTTAAATTAGAGAATTTAAAAATAGAAAACAATGCTTTAACAAAAGAATATGACTTGTTTATAATGGAGAAAGACAAGGAAATAAAAGCACTTGTAAACTCTCTAGAGAAAACAGCACCAAAATATAAATGGTGGTGGTTTGCTGGAGGTGTCGCCGTTGGCACTGCGAGTGCATATGGTGCTTATAAGGTATTTAATGAGTAATAAAAACTTTGATCAGATTGCTGCAATCGAGAAGGCCATAAAAGAAAAGTATGGTGACGATGCGATTGCGAACCCAAAAGCTTTCTGGGACGAAACTAAAGAAAAAGAATATCTTGAGCAGATGAAAGATTTTTATGCCAAGACTTCTAAAAATTTAGAATGGGAAGATAAAATTGATGTAAATGGTATAAAGGTTAGCAAAAAACTACTTAATAAAGAACCTCGTAAAAATTGTCCTGTCTGCGGAGCCTTTCCAAAGAAATCAATGGATGATGTCTGCTTAGTCAAATTTGAATGTTGCTACAAGTGTTTCATACAATATGTCGAAGGCAGAGAAGAACGATGGCAAAAAGGTTGGCGACCAAAACTAAATAAGGATAATTAAAATGGCTACAGTTTATGAAATAGTTCAAGGCTTATCACAAGCAGCAGCAAATGCATATGACGGTGCATTAGATGAAAACAACGAACTTCTTAAGATTGGATTAAATCGTGAAGAGGGTGACATGTTACATGATAGAAGAGTAATGGATGGATTTAAGGTCCGCTTTTCTGGCAACACTATGTGCTTAACTTACATGTCCGAGGTGCAGCTTAAGCAGGTGCATGAGACTGGTTTTGAAGACGAAGTGCAGTCTACCATGTCTGAAGTCATTAAGTTCCTTAAAAAAGAGTATCGCAAGATTACAGGTAGCTCTGTGACACTAACACAAATTGAAGAAGCAGACATTAGAGTTGAAAGCACTTCAAATGTTCGTTCGTTCTTAACAGCCGTACAGCAGTTTACGGTTGGTGGATTGGATGAGGAAATGAATAATAGAGACGGTTCTAAAGCACCAAACGATTATTGGCAAGACTTCATGTCTCAAGGCGGCTGGACTGGTGATGGCGGAAAAAGACCATCAAACGATACCAGAAAAAAGGGATAAGTAAATGAAGATTACCAAGAAACAACTTCACAAAATTATTCTTGAAGAATACATGAAAGAAGAAAACATCACTGAGTATAGCGAGGAAGCAGAAGAATTAATTAGAAAGATGATAGGCGATGATGAATACAATCGCCGCCGGGCCCTTGAAATGCCAAAAGATAGGAACGATGGTGATACAGCCCCGATGCAAAAAGCCTCTGATTCAGTAGAAGATAAGATTGCAAGTTTAGTCCAAGGTATGGACCCGGACGATGTGGCAGAGTTGTTTCAATCTGTTTTCTCTAGACTACCGGGTGTAGAGATGCAAGACGATGAACCCGACCCACCCTCTTTGTATGGTGATCCAAGTGATGATGGCAGATCTCCAATTACTCTTGGGCCGGTTAGGGAAGATTTTGATTTGTCTGCACTGCAAGAAATAATTCGTACAATGATTAGGGATGTATGAGTTTTGAACTTACCAAAAAACAAAAGTTTCAAGAAATACTAAAGTGTGGTAAAGACCCTGCATACTTCTTGAAAAATTATGCCCGTATATCACATCCGATGCATGGGCTAATTCTTTTTGATACATATGACTTTCAAGATTCTCTATTAAATGATTTTAATGATTATCGTTTTAATATTATTTTAAAAGCAAGACAGTTGGGAATATCCACCATCACAGCCGGGTATATCTCTTGGCTTATGCTTTTTCACAAAGATAAATCAATTCTTGTCATGGCCACAAAGTTTGCGACAGCAGGAAACCTTGTAAAGAAAGTCAAGAGTATTATGAAAAACTTGCCAGAGTGGATTCGCATTGCTACGATATCCGTTGACAACCGCACATCATTTGAGTTATCAAATGCATCATCCATTAAAGCTGCCTCAACATCTGGAGATGCAGGTCGTTCTGAAGCATTGTCGCTGCTTGTTCTTGATGAGGCTGCACACATTGAAGGCTTGGAAGAATTATGGACTGGTCTTTATCCTACACTGTCCACCGGTGGGCGATGTATTGCTCTGTCCACACCCAACGGTGTTGGTAACTGGTTTCATAAAAACTGTGTTGATGCAGAAAGTGGAGCAAACAATTTTAATCTTACAACACTACCTTGGGATGTCCACCCAGACAGAGATAAAGAGTGGTATAAGAAAGAGACCAAAAACATGTCGAAAAGACAAATCGCTCAAGAACTTGAATGTAATTTCAACACTTCTGGTGAAACTGTAATTGATCCTGATTGTATGGAATGGCTTTTATCAAATGTGTGCGAGCCAAAGTACAGGACTGGTTTTGATAGAAACTTTTGGATTTGGGAAGAGTACGATCCCACATGTAATTATCTTATGGTTGCAGATGTCGCAAGAGGCGATGGAGCTGACTACTCTACTTTTCATATGCTCAAACTAGAAACACTTCAAATAGTTGGAGAGTATCAAGGTAAGCCAACTTTAGATATGTATGCCAATATGCTTAATCAAGTTGGTAGAGAATTTGGAAATGCTATGTTGGTCGTGGAAAACAACAATGTAGGCTTCTCAGTGCTTGATAAGTTAATCGAAGCAGAATATCCAAATTTATATCACTCAGTTAAGTCAACACATGAATATATTGAACAGTATCAGGCAGAATATAGAAACAGTGCTGTTCCGGGTTTTACTACATCATCAAAGACCCGACCTCTTATAGTAGCGAAATTAGAAGAGTTTATAAGAAATAAACTAATTACGGTATATTCTTCTCGTACAATTAATGAGATGAAGACTTTTATTTGGAGGAATGGTCGCCCACAGGCTATGAAAGGTTATCATGATGATCTCATCATGGCTCTTGCAATTGCATGCTGGGTTAGAGATACAGCAATTCAAAACAGTGCAAGAGATTTAAATTACCAACGGGCTTTTGTTGATGCAATCATAACTTCCAAAACCACTATGAACACACAAATAAAAGGTCAAATAGGATACAAAAAACAAGAATCTTTTGATAAACTTAATGAAGCAAAAAGTATTTATGACCAGTACAAATGGATTATAAAGTGAGAAAATAAATGCCTGATAATAAAAACAATCCCAGAAACAATCAATCACAATTATTTAAATCTTTGACAAGATTATTTTCTGGACCAATAATCAATTACAGATCACAATCAGGTCGTAGAATTCGTAGGCAACACCTTGACAAGTTCTCGTCTAGATTTAAGTCTGCTAGTGGTCAGCAATTTAAAAAGACTCATTATAGTCCACTTGATCAGATCGGTGCAAATGCAATTTCTAATCAAAGAAGATCTGAAAGATATATTGATTTCGATCAGATGGAGTATATGCCCGAGATTGCATCATCGCTTGACATCTATGCAGATGAAATGACTACCTATTCTGATCTGCGACCAATGCTTAATGTTAATTGTCCAAACGAGGAATTAAGAGCAGTTCTGTCTATCTTATATCAAAACATTCTTAATGTAGAATATAACTTATTTGGCTGGTCGAGAACAATGTGTAAGTACGGCGACTTTATGTTGTACTTGGACATTGATGATAAATACGGAGTTCAGTCTGCGATATCACTTCCACCTCAAGAGGTCGAAAGATTAGAAGGCCAAGATGCTACTAATCCAAACTATGTTCAATATCAGTGGAACTCAGCAGGCTTAACTTTTGAAAATTGGCAAGTGGCACATTTTAGAGTGCTGGGTAATGATAAGTATAATCCGTATGGAACTTCCATCCTTGAACCTGCTCGTCGCATTTGGCGGCAGTTGACTTTAATGGAAGATGCAATGATGGCATATCGTGTCATTAGATCGTCCGAAAGAAGAGTATTTAAAATTGATGTTGGAGGTGTTCCACCACAAGAGGTTGAGCAGTTCATGGAAAAAACTGTCACTCAGCTTAAGAGAAATTCAGTTGTCGATCCAGATACTGGTCGAGTCGATTTAAGATATAACCCAATGTCGATTGAAGAAGATTACTTTATTCCTGTACGAGCCGGCTCACAAACAGATATTGTAACACTTGCTGGGGCCTCTAACATAACAGCCATTGATGATGTTAAGTACTTAAGAGATAAATTATTCTCGGCACTAAAGATACCTCAATCATACCTTACCATGGGCGAAGGTGCAACTGAAGACAAGACCACACTAGCTCAAAAAGATATTCGGTTTGCTAGAACTATTCAGCGGCTACAAAGAGTTGTTATTTCTGAACTTGAAAAGATTGGAATTATTCATCTTTACACTCTGGGTTTCCGCGGAGATGACCTACTTTCGTTTAAGCTGTCACTTAACAATCCGTCAAAAATTGCTGAGATTCAAGAGATTGAGCACTGGAAGGCTAAGTTTGATATTGCCGGTGCAGCCACAGAAGGCTATTTTTCCCGTCGTTGGGTTTCCGAAAACATCTTTGGAATTACCAACGAAGAGTTTATTCGCAATCAAAGAGAGATGTATTACGATAGAAAACATGATGCTTCGCTTCAACAAGTTGCAGAAGGTGCCGCAGCCGCTGATGCGGGCGGTGGCTTAGGCGGCGGCTTAGGCGGAGGCGATCTGGGTGGCGACTTGGGTGGCGATCTGGGTGATGTGCCCGATGCTGGGCCTGCCGAAATACCAGCAACTGATGTTACCGATACGACACCTGCCCCCGCCGGTGATACTGGTGGCGAAGCAGACTCGCCACTCTTAGCAGTCCCACCTGGCTCAAGAAACTCTAAGAGCCTAAACCCAACTGATCCAAAGGTTAGCACATATCAAAAAAGCAGTTACAGAAGAAAAGACGGTGTGAACGACGGCCGGCCTGCTGGCAAACGAGCCCAATCATATGCCGGCATAGCAACACCAGAAACCAACACTATGCGAAAAAACAATCTTGGCTATCCAGAGTTAAGATCATTGGGCAGAGGAGTTTTTACCGAAGAGACATCTATATATTCTGATAGAGAATTAGACGAGGAACAAAAAATCCTTGAGATGAACAACTCAGTAAAATCACTAATTGATGTTTTAGACAAAAAAGATAAACTATTGACGGAGCAAAAAGATGAAACACAATAAAAAAAGAAACACGGCATTTGTTTTCGAGTCGCTGGTAAAAGAAATTACCGCAGCGATTATTAAGAATGATGTTGATAGAAAAAACAAAGCGGTTTCTATTGTAAAGAAACACTTCCAGCCCGGCAGTGCTCTTCGCCAGCATTTAGATTGTTACAAATCTTTATATGAAAATCAAGGCTTAGATAAAAGCACATGTGAAAGAATTATAAAAGAAGCTAACATCTCTGCTAGATTAATTGATCCACATGGCTTATTCAAACAACAGACTGAACTTATTAATGACATTAACAAAGAATTAGATCCCACCGTGTTTAATAACTTTGTACCTAACTACAAAACACTCGCAACCATAGATCAAATTTTCAGTACAAAGACAGCCCCGAAAACTAAAGTCATGTTAGAAAATCAAATCATTGAGAATATGTCACAGAGGTTGGAACAAATAAATGGGGGTGATGTTGACTCCTTAACTTTAACGACATTTATAAGTAAGTTTAATGAGAAGTATTCTGAAACATTGCTAGATGAACAGAAAGAACTTCTCAATTACTACATCACTTCGTTTACTGATAATGCTGTCGAGCTTAAAATGTTTCTGCATGAAGAACTGTCGAGATTAAAAACAGAAATTAACTCTATTAGTGATTCCGAATTAAACGATAGAAAGGAACAAATTACGGAAAAGTTGCAAAGTTTTCAGTCTGCTGATATCAATGACAACTTGTTACTAACGGTGTTGCAGACACAACAACTCGTGAAGGAGCTTAACGATGGCAGTGGTCATTAAGGTTGGAAAGAAATCCAATCAAAAAAAGATAAGACTTGAAATGGACTTACGTCGTTCTATGAACGGCGATTTAATGATCTTTGGTCATGGCGATATCGACATAGTATTGTCACCAAATAAAAAAAAGGTGGTTGTATTTCCAAAAGATACAATAACTGAAATTGTTTATGGTGCTCAAAATAGACTATTTGCATGTTTGAGAAAGAAGGGAATTGTTATTCCTGAAAGTATTCAAGCCGGCTCTTTCTTTGGATCTTTTGAGGCTACTCTTGAAGAATCTACCGACCCAGATGCATCATCAGCGAAAATGGCACTGATTAACATACACAATTTTATTGAAGAAGAAAGACCATACTTTGAACAAGTTGAAGCAATTGTCTCGATGGATGATCAACACAACATTCACCCAGACAAGGAATACTCTACAGAACTTGGTGAAGTACCGCAGGCGGAAGAAAAAGGATCTATCCAGCCCGGATACATTAGAGATCCGTATGCATACAATTACATGTATACAATTTGAGGAATTAATGGAATTATTAACATTTATACTTTGTGCATATGGCTTAACTCAAATTGTTGTATACGGTAAAATATTTAAAAATGTAAGACCAAAAGAAGGTCGCCTTGGAGAATTGTTTAATTGTCCAATGTGCATGGGCTTTCATATAGGTTGGTTTTTATTACTACTTTCTCCATTCACGGAACTATTTAACTTTGATGTGACTGTAGCCAATTTTTTTATTCTTGGTTGGCTGTCATCAGGGACATCTTATGTACTTAACATGATTTTTGGAGATGAGGGAATTAAACATGAATACAAACAATCAAGCCCAGAGTCCTGCCACTTGGACAAACAAGTGGATGCTGCAGCCAGTCAGACGGTGCTGTAAGGGCTCTTAGCTATGGGTAAAAAATTACTACGAGAATACTATGAGCTTTGCGAAGGTGGAGTTTGTAAAGATCTTCTCACTGAAGAAGAGAAGAGATTTGTCTCTGATGGTGGGATGATTCTTTCTGGCATTATGCAGATGTGCGAAACACTAAACGGCAATGGTCGTATCTATACGGAGAGTGTTCTAAAAAGAGAAGTCGGAAAATACCAACAACTTGTTAAGGAAAGGCGAGCCCTTGGTGAGCTTGATCACCCAGATAAGGTTGAAGTTTCATTGGCATCTGTTTCCCATAAAGTTACCTCTATCTGGATGGAAGGCAATAAAGTAATGGGTAAAATTCAAGTTCTTGATACACCTGCTGGCCAAACACTTCGTGCACTTGTAGAAGGCGGATGCTCGATTGGTATTTCGTCCCGCGGCACTGGATCAGTTCAAGAACAAAATGGTAAATCAATTGTACAAGAAGACTTTGAGTTAGTTTGTTTTGATGTTGTGTCAGAGCCATCAACCCCGGGTGCTTTTATGATGAGAGAAGCAAAGGACTACGGCTTAAAAGAAAGCAAGAATGATAAAATTAACAGTCTTATAGACGAGGTGTTAAAAAATGAAATATGAAAACTATGCATTAATTCAGGAAAACTGGAACAAGTTTACTGTCGAAGTTACTGAAGATAAGATGAAATTAGACGAGGACCGTGCAGCCAAGATTGCAGCTACAGCATTAGACGGTGCTGTGGGTCTTGGTGTAGCTTTAGATATAGCTGGTTTTGATTTCGCGAACATGATTGTCTCATACGAATCGGCACCAGCTTTGATTGGTTATGCCCTCTATAGGCTTGTTAAGACCCAAGCAGATAAAACTGGTAAATCTCCTAAAGAAATTATTGTTAATCATTTAGATGCAATTGACAACAACCCAAGAGCTAGTGCAGCTCTAAGGTATTTAGTTAGGCAAGCATCTGTTATAATCGACCCCAAAGGTGATGAAGAATTGGATGATCCAAAAGCACTTGAAGCAGCACTCGCTCCAGTTGTCGATAAGACGAAAGAAGCCATTCAGAAAGACCCATCGTTTAAGGGTGCCAATCCATCAGCAGATAAGTCAAAGGCCAGCATGGGCCAGCCAGTTCCCGTTAAAATTACAGAGTAAATAATGAAAAAATCAGAATTAAAAAAAGTCATAAAGCCACTCGTAAAAGAATGTATACAAGAAGTTCTTATTGAAGAGGGCTTGCTTTCTAATGTTGTTTCAGAAGTTGTAAAAGGTATTACAGACACAACCATAGTTGAACAGAGAAAACCTGTGCCACAACAAATTGTTCGTGAGCCAAAGAACACAAATCTAAAAGAACAAAGACAAAAACTGATGGGTGCTATTAACAAAGATGCATACAACGGTGTAGATTTATTTGAAGGTACAACTCCTGCACCAGCACAAAGAGAACAATCTGCAGGTGCTGTTGATTTAGGTGATCCAAATGATGCGGGAGTTGATATTAGCTCAATCATGGGTGCATCATCTAAAATATGGGAAAGATTAAAGTAGGTAATAATGAAAAAGAAGTCACAAGTAGTAACTAAAAGATTCAACAATAGAGAAAGTAACGAAAGATTAATTCGTAGATTTCTTAAGAAAGTCAAGAAAGAAAGAATTGTCGAAGAAGTCAGAGATAGACGGCACTACGAAAAGCCCTCAGTTAAGAAGAAAATCAAAAAAGAAAGAGCACAAAGAGCAAGACTTAGAGAAGAAAGAAAAAAGCAAAGAGCTTTAGAAAGACGTCGAAGAAAAATTTAGTAACTATTTACATTGTAAATCAAAAATTTAAAGGAGTTTAATAATGGGAAGTTGGGAACTTAGACCGGGATTGCATAATGTTGGTTCCTATCAGGTGAGTGGAAAACCTTTTGCTTCGGGCTCGTGTTTAGCACCAGCCAGCGGCTCGACACATGTATTAACAGTAGATTTTCCAAATGTAACCAAGTGGGTTCAAATAATACCTCATCGCGACCAAGGCGGAGATTTAAAAGTTGGATTTAGTGCTGCTGGAATTACCAGTGCCACTGGCGAAGCTTGCTTTAGAATCCATTGTGGACAAAGCGGCTCTGTTAACGACCCACTTGATCTTAAGATTAGTAGATTAACCTTTCAGTCAACTACAACCGAAACTGTAACATTTGATATAGTAGCCGGCTTAACAAGCATTCCACCAATTTCTGTTGAAACTGAAGATGGTCCAAGTTGGCAAGGCACCACCGGAGTAAAGTAGGCCCATGGCAAATTTCGGCTGGGCATATGTTAATTGTGAAGACACTGGAACTGGCGGTGGCCAAGCTGCTGGTCCTACTGGTTCATTACAATTTTTAACTGGTGCAAATGCAACCAGTGGTTCAGCCTTTTTATTATATCATACTTCTTCTGTATCTAATTTTTCACCAAGCACAATGATCTTGTCTGGTAATTTAGTTGTCACTGGTGCAGTCAGTGCTAGTGTTTTTCACTATCAAGACATAACTGAGATAGATGCAACTGGCTCAACATCATTTGGTAATACAAACGATGACACACACATGAGAACCGGTAGCTTGGTTGTCACAGAAGCAGGTGCAGGTGCAGCCACAAACTTTGTGTTAAGTGCAAGTGCAACTCAAAAAGTTGTTAGTGTCGCCGGTTTTGCTGGGGGATATGTCTCTAAAGGTGCAAACTTTGCAATCACAGAAGATAAGCACATATACGGTATAACCAAAACAACTGCCACCATAATCACAGTGCCGGCCGCCGATACAGTGCCAACCGGTTTAATTTGGACTATTAAAGATGAGGTCACTGCAAGAACCGGAGCTAGTAATAACATCACTCTCACAAGTTCATCGCCGGTTCAAAACTTGTTTGATGGTGCACCAACTTATATTTTAACAGGCACAATGCCAGCAATCAGTATTTATTCAAATGGGACAAACTGGTTTGTCTTCTAATTAAAGAAGGAGACACCGCATGGCATATAACAATTTATCGGGTTCCGTAGCTCAGCCAAATGAGATGATACCCAGAAAAGATGTCAATGGAAACATTGTAATACCAATAGTTTCGGGTAATCTAAGCACTTCAGATGGTGCTGAGGTTATCAATGTCCCAAGAGTTGCCAATGCAACCAACAATTCAATAATAACAAATGTAGATGGTAATGCCAATACTTTAACATGCGAATCAAATCTTACATTTGATGGTGACACTCTAAATGTTATAGGAGAAATTACAGCAAGTACGGGTATATCAGCCTCTTACTTAATGGGTGATGGTAGCAGGCTAACTGGCATTGTTGGTGGTGGCGGCGGTGGAAATGCTAATGCTCAGGGGCCATTAGGGGCTTTGCAATTTCGCAATAATGTTGAGGCTGGAACAGTAAGTGGCTCCAATAACCTTGTTTTCAGTAATAATGTTTTACAAATTTTTGGTGGGCTTAAATTAAATAGAAGAAACACAAATACCACCATAACAGCTTCCACTACAGACTACTATATTGGCACTAATACAACGAATGGTATTTTATCAATTAGATTACCCGATGCCGCTAATTTATTAGATGGTCAAACTTATGTTGTGAAAGATGAAGCAGGCACGGCAGCATCTAATAATGTTACAATTTTAGCATCAGGGTCTCAAACGATCGACGGTCAAAATTCAGTAATTTTGGAGTCACCTTTTGCATCTATCCAGCTTTATTGCAACGGCACGAATAAATACTTTATTACATAGAAAAATACTGCATGGTACATACTATTTATAATTGAGCGGGCTGCCATTTATGCATATGAAATATGGATAGGTGTATCTCGTTCAGCTATAAATAAAACTTAAAAATGGAGGGTTTTTAAACATGGCTTACAAATTTCAATTCGGACAGGCAATTTTGTCCGGTGCTTTGGACCAAGAAGGTGATATTCAGGTCAAGGATCAAAGTGGTAACACCAAGATCTTGCTTGATGACAATGGTATCATTTCTGGTGCAGGCAATTTTCAAACTGACGGTGCACTCGTTATGAAAGATGTTACTCGTATTAGTTCTGCGGGAGCAGCCTCTTTTACGAGCATCGATGGTAGTGGTGATTTAACAGTCGCTACAATTACGAATGCTGAATTCACCGTTGATGCTAGTGGTAACACTGATATTGATGGTACTTTAAATGTTGAAGGTGTCCCAACCTTTCAAGCTAAATCAGTTCACTCGGCTGGTGCTGAGTTTAACAGTCAAGGATTGACTTCGGTTGGTTCTATTGCTGATGCTACCAGCATTGATGGTTCTGGTGACCTTACTATGGGCACCATTACTATGAGTGGTTTTACTGTCGATGCAGACGGTGACACCGCACTTAAGTCTTTAGCTGTTGATGATTCCTCAACCATTGGTTGCGATTCTGATACTGATCTTTTGACATTTGCTGCTCAATCGATTACTGTTGCTGCTGACTCTGCTCTTACATACAAGGGCACTGCTATCACTTCTACTGGTGCAGAACTTAACTTCCTTGATGGCTCAACCGCTGGTACGGCTGTTGCATCTAAGGCTGTTGTTCTTGATGCAAGTAAAGACATTGCTGGCTTGGGTCAGGTATCGGCTGTCGGTCTTAGTGGTTCGCTTAGATTCTCGCTTGATGTTGAGGCTGACGGTGGTCTTGGAATGACACCATTCCAAAACAGTGCTAATGTCGCTGATCTTAAGATTAGTGGTGCTTTCATGCCAGCCGCTGATGTTGCAGTCGGTGTTGATGAACTTATGATGCTTGATGCTGATGGTTCTGTCAAAAGAGAAAGCTTTGCTGATTATGCTACTGCAATCGCTGGTGATGGTCTCGCTGCTTCTGCTGGTGTTCTCTCTGTCTCCTTGACTGAGTTAACCGAAGCTGCTGTTAATGTTGGTGCTGACTCGTTGATTTTCATCGATGCAGACGGAAACGTTACTCGCAAAGATACTTTCGCTGATTATGCTACTGCAATCGCTGGTGATGGTCTTGCTGCTGCTTCCGGTGTCCTCGCTGTTGGTGTTGATGATTCGACAATCGAACTTAACTCTGATGCACTTCGTCTTAAAGATGACGGTGTTACAGGTGCTAAACTTGCTCCAGCAGTCGCTGGTGCTGGTCTCGCCCAAGACGGTTCTGGAAACCTTGATGTTGGTGCTGCTACTAACGGTGGTATCTCAGTCAATGCTAATGACATTGGCCTTGATCTTAATGATCTTTCTGCCGCTGCCGTTAATGTTGCTGCCGACAGTATCGCTATTATCGATGCTGACGACAATACATCTAAGAAAGAAAGCATTGCCGACCTCGTTGCAGGTATGGCTGGTGCTGGTCTTTCGGCTGCATCTGGACAACTTTCGGTTCAAGGTAACTCGGTTGCTATTGCAGTTGACGGTACCGCTGTTTCTGAAGGTTACAACTTTGCTACTGGCTCTGACGGTGGTACAGTTCTTCTTCCAGCTTCGCCATCTGTCGGTGATGTTGTCACACTCAAGAACTCCTCTGCAGGTATCTTGGTTCTCGCCCGAGGCGATGCTGGCCACGATATCGACGGACAGTCCGCTGTTGTTCTTGAATCGCCATTTGCTGCTGTTACATGTGTATACATGGTTGCAAACAAGTGGAAGATTGTGTAATCAACCTTTTTCAACTTTGTTGAATCTTTTGGATGTCTCCCTTGTGGGGGCATCCTTTTTTTATACTACTTATTATATGAAGGTTTTAGATTTGCACGGCAAAACACATGTAGAAGCAAGATATTTGGTAGAAGAATTTATGATTCTAAACGAAACTCCAATAAAAATTGTGACAGGTAATTCTGATGAGATGAAAATAATAGTAAAAGAAATCGCTGAAAAGCATAAAATGTATTATTTCCCCGAACATTTCAGTAACTTTGGAGCCTACATAATACAAGACAAAACGATAAGTTCATCTATTTATGGTTGAGAGGATAAAAAATGGCATATAATGTTTTAAAAGGTAATGTACAGGGTTCAGTAGATCAGCACGGTGATCAAGAAATTGACGGTGTAAAGGTATTTAAGAATACCGTTAGTGCTAGTATTTTCTGGGATACAGATGCTCAAAGTCCTTGTGCCACAATGAAAGATGTTGCAATTAAAAGCATTAAAGGCAATGTAAACAATGGCCTAATAGTTTGTGATAAAGAGCACGGTGCAAGAACACATCACAATTTAAAATACGATACAGATACTGAAACACTTTCAGCTAATACTTTATCAGCTAAAACATTTATAGGGTCGGGGATATACTTGAAAGATATTCCTAACAATGCATTTACTGGCCCAATAGATGCTAATTTTTTAAATCATGGCCTTGGATTACAAAACTTACGAGGAAATCTACAATTAAAAACAAGCAATGGTCTAGTGCTTGATGAGCAGGGTGTGGGCCTTTCGCTGGCTTTAAATTCTGGAATAACAATCAAATCAAATAAAGTGTCTATCGACCCAACTAAACTTGAGTCGATCAATACAGAAGGACAAAACTTAAGTGATAACGATGTGATTATAGTTGCTGATGTTTCTAGAGGTACAACTAGAAATACAACTTTAGCGAACTTGTATGAGTCTTATGTCAGAACAAGAGTACCATATCCAACCGGAACACCCGGAACAATTCAATTCAAAGGTAAAAGAAACTTTGAGTCTTCTGATAATTTAACATTTAACGGTCAAACAAATACTTTAAACCTTGAGGGTACACTTGATTCCACAACTGTGGTCAGTAAAGCTAAAATGCTTTGTCAAGGTGCAGTCCATTACAATATAACAAAAATTACTGACAAAGAATACAATGTTGATAATTCTGATTATACAATCATTTGTGATGCACAGAAAAATCATGTCAATGTTAAATTACCGCCGGCTCAAAATAATACTGGAAGAGTGATTGTTGTCAAGAAAGCAGACTCAGGTAAAATAAAACTAACAGCTAACAAGGTAGCAGTTACTTGTGAAGATAGCAGGATTGATCTCAACAACAGAACAGAGATTAAAATGAACTACTCATCAAGAACTTTTCAATCTGATGGTGAAAACTGGTACATAATTGGTACCAAGGGAACTTGATTCCTATTTATAAACAAAGGAACCACACAACATGGCATACAATAACAACAAAGGACCACAACACTCAGGAGACATTCAATTTGAGGGTGATCCTGATGAAACACAAATTGACTTTGAGAATGACTCCATAAAGCTCAAAACTGGTGGGACAGCCCAGTTAGACATCGGAAACACTAGAAGTGTTTTTGCCGGTGAAGTCACCGGTTCATTGTTTTCTGGTTCAACATTTCACGGGGATGGTTCGGCACTTACAGGTGTAGGCTCCATGTCAGGCTGGACACTTCAAGGAGATGCAGGCTCTAATCAGTCAATTACTGATGGCAATACAGTTGATATTGCTGGTGGTACAGGCATATCAACAACAGCGGCCGCTACAGATACCTTAACTGTTAATCTTGATGATACATCTGTCAGTGCAGGTTCTTATACATATACTTCTTTAACTGTTGATGCACAAGGTAGATTAACCGCTGCATCTAATGGTACCGCTCCGGCTCTTACTAGTGTTACCAATCAATCAGCTAACCGTGTAATAACCTCTGACGGTACTGGACAAGCAAATGCGGAAGCAAATCTCACATTTGATGGCTCTGCCTTAACTGTTGCCGGACAATTGTCAGCATCACTTGGTATCACTGGTTCTGATGTCGCTCTAATCAGCAATACTCCCAATCTTTTTTTATCAAATAGTGCCGGCACCGGCTTAGGATTTATAGGGTACAATACTTCAGATAACTTACTATTGCAAAATAATGTAACCAACAAGCACATAGTTTTTAAAACTAGCGATGCGGGCTCTATAAAAGAGGGTTTGAGAATTAATGGTGCTGTGCCTGAAGTTGTAGTAAATGAAGGATCGGATTCACTTGTTAACTTCCGTGTAGAATCAAATTCTAACACACATATGGTTTTTGTGGATGGTTCTGAAAATACAGTTGGAATTAATACAAGTAATCCATCTAATACTTTGGAAGTTACAGGCTCATTCCTTCTTAGCGGCTCTGCCCGTGCAAGTTACACAGTTCGACCGACGGCTGGTGCATATGCCGTGGCTGATACTGACAATGTTATTATTTTCAATAACGGTTCTACTAGCACTGCAACATTGCCAACCATAACACATAATAATAGAGGCATCCAATATTATATTAAAAATATTGGAGGAGGAGCAGTTACGGTAACAGGCTCAACAGGTCAAGAACAATTTATTGATGGACAACAAACTTTATCTCTTACTCAGGGTGATTCTGCCAAACTTATCGGACATGAGCTTTTGAGTGGCTTTGCTTGGTCAATTCTTTCATATTACAATGTATAATAAATTGTGACCATTAAAAACTGCTTTCCGTTCATAATAATACTATTTATTTCTGAATTATTGTCAATTTAGGAGTAAATTCATGTCTAACCTTCTTAACGAATCCATCGTGGATGCAAAAGCACTTCGCGAATCAGCTTTAAAAAATGCTGAATCTGTTGTTATTGAAAAGTATGCCGATGAGGTAAAGAAAACACTAGAAAGCTTATTAGAGCAAGAAGAAGATTTAGGCATGGACACTCAACCTGCTGAAGAAGCAGTCGGAGCTAATGGTGCTGATGTGGTAGAAGATCAAAGTGATGATGTCCCACTTGCAGCAACTGACGGATTAGGTGAAAATGAAGGAATTAATCTTGACTCCTTACAATCTGAGGGAGAAGATGTTGAAGTTACTTTGGATTTAGGTGCCCTTCAGGAAGCAATTGAAGCCTTGGCTACTGACTTAGACGAAGAAATTGACTTAACTATTGAAGAAGAAAACTTAAATGAAGCCGTCCCTGAGATGAGTCGTGCAGAGGCCGAAAAGAAGTTTGATAAAATTACTGATGATGGACCCGGCGATATGTCAATCGGTCATAACGGTGACAAAACTCAAATGATTAAAATTGTAAGTGAGTCCGCCACAGAAGAATTAGATGAAGAAATTGATGTTGATCCTGTGGATGATGATGCAGCGAAGGCTGCAGCAGATGCTGAACAATCAAAGGGTTTAGATGAGGATGTTGACATGGATTCCTTGTTTAACTCTGTAATGGAGAAGCTTACCGCAGATATGAACTTTGATTTGTCTGGCTGGGCCGGCCGCCCCACATCACAGATTAAGGACGAGAAAGAAAGAGAACTCGCCCATGAAGCCTCAACCGATAGTGAAGAAGAAGCAACACTTGAAGAAGAGCAAGAAGAACTTAATGAGTCCAACGAAGCACTTGAAAAGGCTCTCGAAAGTAATGAGAACCTTAAAGAAGAGTTGGTGAAGTATGAGTCTGCTATGGAACAACTTAAAGAAAATCTCTATGAAGTTAACCTTTCCAATGCAAGACTTCTTTATACGAACCGTGTATTAAGAAATTCCTCCTTAAATGAGCGACAAAAAGATAAGATTGTCGAAGCAATTTCCGGTGCTGGTTCTGTCACAGAAGCAAAAACAATCTATGAAACACTTCAAAGCACAGTGGAGGCTAAGCCTAAGCGAAGCCCACAATCACTTAGCGAAGCAATTAGTAACAGGTCTTCTGTATTAACCGCGTCTCGTAAAGAGACCAAAGCAACTTCTCAGGATCCTTTTTCGGATCGTATGAGAAGACTAGCTGGAATTAAATAACACAAATAACATATAAAAGGAGGTGATTTAATTATGTCTAGCATTATCGAAAGATTGACCGAAGGTGTTGTCAATCGTGATATGCGAGCTGAAGGTCATGCTCTTCTTTCCAAGTGGGAGAAGACAGGACTTCTTGAGGGACTTGACCAAGAGGTCTCCCGCAAGAACATGGCTCGCTTGCTTGAAAACCAAGCAAAGGAATTGCTCCGTGAGAGTTCTTCCATGGCTGGTGGCGATGTTGAAGGTTTCGCCGCTGTAGCTTTCCCAATTGTTCGTCGTGTTTTCGCTGGCCTTATTGCCAACGATCTCGTCGCCGTTCAACCTATGAGTCTCCCATCGGGTCTCATTTTCTTCCTTGACTTTACTGTTGATGGAAGCCGTCCAACCCCTGCGAAGGATGGATATGCAGCCGACACTTCGTTCTATGGTGGCGGAGTTGTTGGATCGCAAATCACTGGTGGTGTCAGCTTGTCTGGCTTTAATGCAGAAGCTGGTCCTTACGGACTTAACAACGGCTATGCATCGCCAACTGGTTCGCACTTTGTGAAGTTTGATCAATTAGTTCTCGTCTCTTCGGGTGCTGTTGGTGCTAACGGAACTGATCCCGGTGGTGATGATTACGATGGTTTGAGCACCGCTGAGCAAACCAAGCTTGATAAGCTTTGTAGCTACGACCCAGATCTGTCTGGTTCGATGGTTGCAGTTGTTGAAATGACTGGTTCTTCCGCATTAAGACAACTTGCTCATGCTGATTTGGCAACCATTCACGGTGTTACTAACAGCACCAATGCTGGTGTTCTTAGAGTTGTCCGTCGTTTGACTCGTCTCTCGTCTGGCTCTACCACCAATGTGCCCGGTGAAGCAGATTACAAGCTCACCATGGTTCTTGCACAAGCATCTGGTGCAGTTGCATTCGATGATGGTACTGCATCTTCACTCATGGGTATTGCTACCGGCTCCAACGGATTTGATCTTCGCTTTGCGATTAATGATAATCTTACTGGTTCGGTTGCTCTTGGTTCCGTTATCGGTGCTAACACATTCGGTCTTGAAGGAAATGTTGATATTCCTGAAATTAACATCAAGGTCGATTCTCTTGCTGTTACCGCTCAAACCAAGAAGCTCAAGGCTAAGTGGACACCTGAATTGGGTCAAGACCTCAATGCATACCACAACCTTGATGCAGAAGTTGAATTAACTTCGATTCTTTCCGAGCAAATCGCTCTTGAAATTGATCGCGAAATCCTTGAAGATCTCGTCGTCGGTGCAACCGCTGGTACCTTGTACTGGTCTCGCTCCCCCGGCTTGTTCGTCAACCGCGAAACTGGTGCTGAAATTGGTGCATCTTCGGCTGCCCCTGACTTCACCGGTACAGTTTCCGAGTGGTATGAAACCCTCATTGAAACAATCAATGATGTTTCTGCTCGTATTCACCGCAAGACTCTTCGTGGTGGTGCTAACTTCATCGTCTGTGGACCTGAAGTTGCCAACATCCTTGAGTTCACTGCTGGCTTCCGTGCTTCCGTCACTGCTGACGATGAGCGAGGTTCTGCCGGTGCGGTTAGAGTCGGTGCAATCAGCAAGAAGTTCGATGTATATGTCGATCCATACTTCCTCCGCAGTGTGATCCTCGTTGGTCGTCGCGGAACCTCTTTCCTTGAAAGCGGTTATGTGTATGCTCCATATGTCCCACTTCAAACTACACCAACAATCTTCGGACCTGAAGATTTCGTGCCCCGTAAGGGAGTCATGACTCGCTATGCGAAGAAGATGGTCCGTCCAGATATGTATGGATTAGTTGTCTGTCGTGGAATCATTGGAGAAGCTGGTTCAACTAGCTGATCCTAGATCATAGCGAAAGTACAGTGTAAAGCCTCCGTTTTTTGACGGGGGCTTTCCTGTATGACAAAACTACTTATGGGTAAGGCTACAATTGTAGTCTTTCCTATTATGTTTTTGACATGATTATAAATGGAGGGTTTTAAACATGGGAAGTAAAAGAATTGGCCTCGCGAGAGTAGAGGCCTTAATTGAGAATTTAAAAAGAGAAATATCAATGGGTGCAGGAACTATTTTGTCTGGACTTAAAGGAGTACAGGTGATCACTACCTCAGTAACTGCGACTGACACCGGTGTTACTATTGAAGATGGTGTGTCGTTCGTTTCAGTTGCTGCAGATAGTGATGCTAATCACATTGTTATTCTCCCAACACCAACACCGGGAACAATTATTTATCTCACAGAAGCTGGCACAACTGGTTATGAGCTTAGATCAAGCGACCCGGCTAATGTTGCTATTAATGGCGGTTCCGGTGCCGATGCTGAATCCGCAGTCCCGGGCACTGCTACATATGTTAGATGTGTATGTGTTAGTGCAACCTCTTGGATTGCAAATATGTTCGATGCAGATGGCGATGAAGCGAAGCTTCCGGCTGCTGGCTAAGAGCTAATTAAGCAAACAAATAAGTTTTCATACTTTTCCCCCTTCCCTTTCGGGTTGGGGGTTTTTCTTTTTTGTTAACTTAACACTATTTACTTTACAGGTTTTATAGCGAGGATATATCATGAACCCAAGAAAAAGATTAGCTCTCAAGCTTAAGGCAAGAGCACTTAACGAAGCAGCAGCAGTTGACACTGGCACTGCTACCGGAACCACAACTGTTGCTGATACTACAACCGGCACAACTGTTGGCACC